CGCCTTTGAAGTGATATGTACCGATGTGATCAGTACGCATCCAAGGGCAAAGCCAGATTTGTCCACCAAGTTTACGCCAGAGTTGACAGAACATATAATCTTCAGACAGATAACGATCTGTGCCGCCACCAGTTGCAGAATCTTCAGTATCAATGATAGTATCAAAGAAAGCGTGAATGTAACGCGAACCATCAAAGTGTGCCTGGCCAACGTGATCGGGTTTATAACGCAACTGTGGGTAAGCTTCTTCCATCTTGGGGAATACTTCACGTTTAATCATCATAAAACCTGTACCAATTTCCAGAACTTCAAGTGGTTCAGACACAGAAAACTTTTCAGTACCACGAACGGGATTGAAAACATAATCACCAGTTACCTTTTCCAAAGATTGAGCATCAATTTCTGGATTTCTCTCCATGGCTTTCTTAACAGAACGCCACTTGATTGCCTTCTTAGGATAAGGACCACCGATAACATCTTTATCCAAGGCAAGAAGTGCAATCACATCTTTTGGATCAAAGTGAATGTCGGAGTCAATAAACAACATGTGTGTGCAGTTTGAACGATTCAAGAACTCATCAACAAGGTAGTTTCTTGCACGTGTAATCAAAGATTCATTGAAGAGAAATGAAAATTTAACTTGTACACCATACTGAATACAAATAGACTGCAAATCAAGGCAAGCCTTGGCATACAGTCCATGATTCATACCACCATACATAGGTGTTGCAACGAAAATACTTTTCTTTTGAAGCTCTTCTTTTTTAATTGAAATTTCCATTATCTCTCCAAAAATAAAAAAAGGGAGAACCACCTTATGGTGGTCTCCCAGTCAAACGTCAATTAAGCGTTGAAGCTGTAACCGGCTTGGCGTGCAGCACGAACCATAGCTTTGGTAGGTGTGCCCATACGATAAACAGAAACCTTAGAACCGTCAGCGCGAGTCTTGGTGTTCGTGTAGATAACATGACCTTCTTGACGCAGTTCATCGATACGAGCGCTGACATTCTGGATGCCAAAGCGAGCACGAGCTTGTGCGGTAGAGAGGGTGTTGTAGCCTTCTTTCTTGCTCAGAAAGTTAAGTAGGCGTTGCTTAGCGGATAATTTAGTCATAGTAATCTCCATAATGACAAGGTTAACAAAAATCTTGCGTTTTGCAAGTCTTCACAGTATACTATTATATAGACACCGTGTCAAGTATTTTCATGGTATACTTGAATTATCTGCCAACTTGTGGCAGGTATTTTGCCTTGGTTTCCTCCCAAGACAAGAAGATCAAATCATCATAAAACAAAGACTCATAAGAGACATTGTTCTTCTTCTTCAACATGGAAATCCTACCTTTGGCATATTTGGTTTTCCAAATATTCGATAGGGTTTCCTCCGATGTGTCGAAGGATTTGATCAATTCATTTTCACCAATTTCTTTCCTTAAGAATTCATTGGTGTTATTATAAAGAGGAGAAAAATAAATGCCTCTTTGATGTTCAGTACGAACCAGGTTTTTAGGAATGCCAAGTTTTGGATATGCGAAATTCAACGTGCGGTTTTTATGGTCACGTTTAAAGGGCAGACCATTTGGTTTTTTGGCTTCCCACCATTCGAAATATTTTTGAGTGTGATTCTCTTTTACCCAATCATACACAGCATTAACGGTCTTCTTTGTCGGTTCGAATGCAACAGAACCACTAGAGAAACCCATCTTGTTCCAGTGTTCAAGTCCATCATACTGGGACAGACCATTTGATTTGGTGTTACCATACAGTGACGTTGTTGTCACACCTACGAGTACATCACCATACTGCCTCTTCCAGTCTTTCTGTACAGTATCAGAGAGACAGAGTAGTGCCAATAATTTGCCGCCCATATAGTTGAATCCAAGCGGTTGCAGAGGTACAATGGTTGAACCGATTGCAGTATGATTGATCATATTGCCTTGTGTCTTGATGGTTCTTTCCCAACCAATTGCCTTGTCTCGCGGTGTCAAGTCAAGAAAGTCGGATGAAATGCAGATGACACCAAGATATTTACCTGTAACTTCATCTTGAACAGTATAGAACAGGTTTCGACCAATGTTTGAATTGTTCTTCATTGTTGAAGAGAAGGTACGAATGGTGTTCCAAGTTTCTGCCAAAGGTCCGTTAGACAAGACCATTTTAGGTTTCAGTTTCTCATAACACTCTGGTGTTTCTGGCATCCAGAAATTTGATTTGACCTGTTTAACCATCTTCATCTGATTATCGTCAATCAATTGAATCTCATAGCCATCTGTGAGTGTATTGATCTCTCTTGTGGGATACTTCTCATGTACCTCACACCACTTCTGATATAAAGTATATTCACGGACATCCATGTTGGATGCCTTCGTCAAGTCATCGATCAGAGACTGTTTTAGTTTCTCGGTATCGATATGAGTGAATCGCTCTGGCTCATTTTCAATTTGCCAAAGACGCCACTGTTCTTCGAAAGGTGGATATACTTTTTTGGTCGCCATTAATTATTTCTTTTTTGATAGATTGTACTTTTGGAACTTAAGCATCTTCTTGTTCAACTTACTCAGTTTTTTCAAACCAAGTTGAAGTGCAAGAGGTTTAGTCCTATCAGTATACACTATTCCGTTCATGTGGTCAAGTTCATGCAGGAAACACCTGGCGGTTAATCCTTCAAAAGTTTTGGTATGTGTTTCACCTTTGAAGTCTTGGTATTTTACCTGAATTGTTTTTGGTCTTGTTACCTTTAATGTCAACATTGGAAAAGAAAGGCAACCTTCATCCATATGAACTTCTCCGTCTGTCGAGATTAATTCTGGATTAAAGAATGCAACATATTCTTCACCCGTACCCATAACAAAAACACGATGTGAATAACCACATTGATTGGCAGAAAGACCTAATCCATTATTTGCTTTACAGGTTTCTACCAGAGAAGAAGCAAACTCTGCCGGATTAACGGGTGGTTTCTTAAAGTTAAACTCTGGCAACACTTGGTAAAGAGTTGGCCAATCTGGAGGAACAAGTTTTAAAATTGGTGCAGTTGACGCAACCTTACTTTGTTCTTGTGTATCGTATAATACAACTTCATCAGTACTCATTTTGTTTCCTTTTATTTCTCAATCACAGAAAAATTATTCTTCTTTACAAACTTAATAACGGAACGGAATTTATCAAACAGTTGATCACCTTTGTGTGAGATGACAAAAACGTTTGTGTCAGAAGACAACTCTTTCAATAGGTTCATCAACAGTTCAACAGAAGCCGTATCTAAACTACTATCAAATATTTCATCCAGTATCAGCAGATTGGTATTGGTACTGTTCTTCAATTTGGCAACTTGACGCCAAGTTAACAACAATGCCATATCAATCTTTTGTTTCTCACCTTCGGAGAAATTGGCATATGAAAATTCATCACGGTGCCGGCTCTTGATTGTCTCTTCAAAGTTTTCGTTGATATTGAAGTTGACAAAGAAGTCCATTGAAGACAGGTACTTGTTAATCAACTTATTCATAATCGGTAAGTACTGTTTGATGATCTTCGTTTTGATACCAGTATCTTTCAGTAGAGTGCTGGCATATTCATGGTAATGTTTCAACGAAACAAGTTTCTCATACGATTCAGTATATGTTGCCAATTCACTTTTCAAATCTTTCAACTTCTCATTCTCTTCTTCCAGATTATCTTTGGTTGAAGAGAGATCGGTGATCTCTTTATTCAGTTTGGTAATATATTGTTGTATAGCAGATATGGTTGAGTTGTGTTTAATAATTTCGCCATTGTGTGCATTGATGTGTTTCAATACGGCAGCGATATCATTCATTCGTTTTGTAATTTTACCGATCTCTGCCTTAATTTCGTCAAGACCTTTTTGTTGTGTGTTGACTTTATCTTTTCTTTCTTGGATTTGCTGAGCTTTGAAATGTGTTTCAATAGACTGTTTACATGTTGGGCAATTGTCATTTTTTTCATAAAATTCAATATCCTTTTCATTCTTTGAAATATTGTTTTCAATCTTGGCTTCCAACTGAATTAGTTTTTTAGACTTTTTATCCAGACTGTCTTGTCCATCACCAACTTTGGAAGTTAATGCATCGACATGTTTCTGTATGAGAGAAATGTCATTGGTGATTTTGGTAATTTGTCTTTGTGAGGTGACAATTTCATTTCTTTTGTTTTCAATCTCAACATCATTTCGTAAACGATGGTCTTCAATGTTTTGTTTTTGAAACTTAATTTTTTCTTCCACCAGATTGATATCAAATTTTACTTTGGTAATATCATCTTTGATTGTGGACATTTTCTCTTTGACAACGGAATTCATTGAAGAGAAAATTTGAATGTCTAGTAGGTCTTCGATAATTGTCCTACGATCTGAAGCAGACAACTGCATGAACGGAACGAAAGAAGCTGAACCAAGAATCACAACCTGCGTAAAAGATTTGTAATTTAATTTGAGAATGTTGTTCTCTAGTACTTCTTGATAATCTTTTGCAGCTGCATCTTGGTTCAGCAGAACACCATCAACATAAATCTCAAAGATGTTGGGTTTAATACCACGAACAACTTTGTAAGATTTTTTACCAATAGAAAATTCTATTTCGACCAACGCATCTCTACCATTGATAGAGTTTAACAGTTGTGGTTTATTTATTTTTCGGAATGGTTTACCAAATAAAACAAAACACAATGCATCAAGAATGGTGGACTTACCTGCTCCATTCTGACCAATAATCAGTGTGTTTGTTGATCTGGTGAAATTGATTTCGGTGAAAGAATTACCGGTAGACAGTAAATTCTTCCAACGGATTTTTTGAAATAGTATCATGCTCTCTCAGTATTCAATGCCTCTACGTAGAGTTCTTTCAATAATTTTTTCAACTCATTATTATCTATGCTATCTTCCTTAATTGCATCAACATATTTGTTGAGTATGGTTAAGGTGTCTTCAGCCTGATCTACCATATTCTCTTCAACACCTTCTGTCAATTCGGTAAAGTCTTCTGCAATGGTGATATCAACTGGATTTACATTATACAAGTTATTCATAAACTTGTCAAACAAATATGGATTCGTTTTATTCATTACAACCACTTTAACATAAGTGCCGGTGTAAACTGATAAATCTTTATTGTTGATTTCGGTGATAGTTTCTTCCTTGTCATCATACTTGATGCGGTGAAACATGACATTTGGATTCTTTACAAAATCAAGCCCATCGTTATCCAAATTAAAGATATGAAAGCCGCGAGGATCGTTGTAATCTTGCCAAGTGAGTTCGTATGGATTTCCAAGGTAGTAAATGTCGTCTGAACTAGACTTGTGGTGATAATGACCAGAAAAAGTATGAGAGAACTTACGAAAAATTCCACGATCTAATCCTCCTTCGGATGGCATACCGCGATACATTGCAAATCCGGATATTTCAAAATGACCCATGCAGTGCTTTGCATCGGTGGTCTCAAGCATCATCATACTATCTTCATAATTTTCTGGACAAATCCAAGGCATCATGCAAATCTTATGGGGTCCAACATAAATCTCCGTTGGATCATCAATCACATTAAATGAACTAGAGTATTCTCGGAGCAACAGATCAACCGAGTTAACATCATTCGTATTCTTGAAATAGGTGTCGTGATTGCCAGCCAGAATGTGAACATCAATTCCCATTTGTGCCAAAGGATCAAAGAACATTTCTTTGGCACGTTTGAGTGTATAGAAGTTCATGTACTTTCTGCGGTCAAAAGTATCACCTAACATCAATACGGATTGTACATTTTCCTCTTTGATTTTAGGGAAGAAGGTATCTCTATAAAACTTTTCGTAGAAATCTAAAAAGTGTACTGAATCATTTCTCGCACCAAAATGTTGATCAGTTATTATCGCAATTTTCATTTAGTTGTTGACTCTGTTACCCGGTGACGTAATTCGGTTGTTGAAAAACTATGCTGTCTACTATTGAAATAAACTTGCATTGAGAGATCGTGGCCAGTAAATTGTTTGTCACGATATTCTTCTCCGATGATTCTAACATCGATTGGATAAGAAGTCAATATGTCCTTCAGTTCTTTTTCTGTGGCATATGGTACAATTTGATCTACGTATTTGCAAGCATCCAATTGAATGAATCTTTCCAATACCGATTGAACAGGTTTATTTTTCCAATTCCTATCAATTGTTGGATCAGTTTGTAATCCCACAATCAAATAATCACATTGCGTCTTTGCCTCTTTCAACATCATTACGTGACCCGCATGAAACAGATCGAAACATGAACATGTAAATCCTATTTTCATAATTTACTCCATAAATTTTTCAATGCCTTTCGGCTTCTTTACTGTCTTCAATTCTTTTTTGGTTTTTTTGGCAACTTCGTAGTTCTCAATAAACTCGGCAATGTTGTCATACAGTTCAAACTGTTTGGTTGTACCATCTTCGAACTCCATGGTTTCAAATTCATCCAAAATACCAATCTGTTCGGTAGACTTATACTTCACATACAATTGTTTCTTTTCCTTCTGTATTCTCCTGAGGAAGGCGTAGTAAATGATTTGGGTGAAGTATGCAAATGGGTTTTTGGATTTATTCGGATCAAAGTTCTCAAAATACATCAGACAGTTTTCGATGCCATCCGAAATCATTTCATCTCGGTAAGTATAGTTGATGAAGTTTGGTTTGTGTGAGAGTCCTTCGGCAATTTTCATCCAACATTCACCGATGTAATTTGGTATGTTGGGTTTTGATTTGCCGTTCTTCTCGGCTTCGACACATAGTTCCTTGTATGCAACCAAGGCCTTTAGGAAATCTTCGTTATTGATGTAGTGTTTCTGTTTGTTCATTCAAGTATACCATAAAAAGTTGTTGACAAAGGGCTTGACACGTGATACAGTTCACGGTGTAGCCCCGATGATATTAATGTAATAAAGTTCCTTTAATTGATTCCATTTCTCTTAACATCTCCGCCATATTAACATCTTGTTCTTTTACTTTGGATCTGTTATTCAATATTTCTGCCATCCTCTCCACGGTATTCAGATAGTATTCTTTAAAATCCTCAGTTGGTTCAAAAATACAAAGAACATCTTCATTGTTAATTGCCACTGAATCACCTTTCATAATATCTACCGGTAACCAATGTTGCAAAAGCAGATTTGAATTCCTAACTTCAAACATCATGGGGTTTGTAATTTTAATTTGATATGAATCAAGTTGTTCCATAACACAAATAACATCAATACCATCTTTAAATCTCAAAGCGTAAATGTTATTTTCCATCTTTTAATCCTATGTTATAAAGTTTGAAAGAGAACTTCTCTTCATTATATATTTTCACTCTTTCCACGAAATGTTGCAACGTAAAGTTCATTTTCTTTTTATGTCTGAGGTCGTCTGCAATGTCATAGAGCGTTGCCATTTCTTTACCTTCCGACTGTCTAAGAGATCGTCCAATCGATTGAAGATTTCGAACTCTTGACTTTGACGGAGATGCGAAGATAATATTATGTAAATTCCTAATATTAATTCCAGTAGAAAAAGTCCCAAAAGAAGCCACAACAATAGCATCATTCTCTGTCTCCATAATCTTACGAATATTCTCTCTGTCTTCTGTTTCTACTCCGCCATGTACAAAAAATACCTTGCGGCCGTTTGCTTTTTCTTTAATTATATTATACAATATTTTACCATGTTTTTCAACCATTTGATAAAGTACTAGGGTATTTTTATCTAAACTGATGCATAGATTCCTGATGAATCTATTTCTGTTTTCGGATGTAATAAGGTATTCTATTTCTTCCTGATAAGTGTCATCTTTATGATTTTCACATACTTCTGGTGAATGTTTAAGTACCAGACATTTGATATTGAAAGGTGACAATTGCTTTTTGTCGATCAACTCTTTTGTTGTGATTACCTTCTCTACAGTTCCAAACAAACCTTCCAGAACCAGTTTGTGAGTCTTTGTGCCATCTAAAGTACCAGTTAAACCAATACGATACTTTGTCTTGTTTGCGGCAGTCATAATTGTTGTGAGTGACTGTGCCTTGAAAAGGTGTGCCTCATCTCCAATGATGTAATCAAACTGTTCAAAGTATTCTTTTGGTAACTGATACAGAGACTGCCAGGTGGAAATAATTACTGGTTTATCAGAAACTTTTTCTTTTCCTTGGTATATTCTATGTACGTTTTCTGAAACAACGAAATTATTTTCTGATGAATAATCTGCAAAATCTGAATACAACTGTTCGACTAGTGATGTTGTAGGTACAATGATAAGTCCCTTTAACTTCTGATAATCGAGAAGTTGTCTGACCAACAGATAAATTATGAGTGATTTTCCTGATGCGGTGGGAGACAACAACAGAGCTCTTCTATGTTGCATTGCATGAATGAATGCTTTTCTCTGATGTTCTCTTACATCGATTGGTTTGCCTTGTGAATGTAGATTCAGAGTTTTAACATATTTTTCAAAATGGTATATCGAATATTCATCTTGTGTTTCTTCAAATTCGTACTTGTAGTTGCGTTCTTCACAGAACTCTTTCAGATAAGGTATCAGCCCAAGATATATTTGACTTGTCGTTAGATTGAATAGTCTTATTTTACCGTCCCAGATTCGATTCCGATAGGTTGGAACGAATTGATAACCAGGTACAAAGAATGTGAAGTATTCTGATAACTCCATGGCGATATGGCGTTCACAAGATATCTTGGCGAACACCTCATCTTTTTTTGTTATTAATAAGTCAATCATTTAATAGATACTTATACGCTTTATATGCAATAGACGAATTATCTTCAAATCTACCTATAGCCACATTACAATTATTGCATATCCAATTGCGAAACTCTTCCGTTACGTGATTGTGATCTAAACACCAAATTGATCTATCCGCAAATCTTCCGTTCTTTTTTAATTGTGACTCTGTTTTTTCACAAATTGGACAACAGTAATTTAAATCTGTTGGTCTTGGATGTTGTTTTTCCAATTTTTTTCTTAACTTAGCTTTTTCATAAGTACATTCTTTACACTCAGTTCTATAAGAAGATTTACCACTAGCCAAATTTTCTCTTGTCATAAATGCATCTAGTGGTTTTGATTTTTCACACTTAATGCATATTTTGGTGGACAATATATTATTACTCATTATTGACCACCTATAAATTTTTCCCATGAGATGAAATCTCTCAATTGCCAAGTTCTTTGTTTCAGTTCGTTCATAATAGATTCAATAACTGATACAGTTTCATCATGGTATACTTTCTTTTCAAGTAACTTAATCAAGTCTTTGTCTGCTTCAAGATATGTGGAGATATCCGATTTGAGTGCAAACTGAAATGGTTCCCAACCATATTCTTCCAGTTCTTCTTGAGACAATTTACCAGTGAAGTATTCCCATTTGACTTTACGCATACGAAGATAATCGAAATGTGCCTTTTTCGATGCGATCTTGTGTTTGGTTAGAAATCCAAGATACTTGCTGTGCAGTGTGGGTATTTTGATAAGTTCTTTGCTGGGTTCCGTTTGGTCTATGACTGCATCGGTTTCCCACATTTTCAATATGTTTTCAATTGTTTCCATAATCGTTTCACAAATTCAGTTTTTATTATACAGGACAACAACTTACGTTAAATAAATTGTTTCAAAACATTATAAAGGTTTTCAGTTAAATTGTCAAGTACTTATATGATTGATACCTAAAAGTTGCATTGCATGTAACCACAGTGTCGGCTGATAGTCTGGTATCAAAATCAATGCTCGACATGGTTAATGGAAAGACATTTGTAAAATCAATTCTTAAAATTGGATTATTCAAAGCACTCAGAATAGTTAATGTTGCATCAGAAAAATATTTTTGTTGTTGAAGTTCACGATTTGCTGTTCTTCCACCAAAACCATCCGGATCAGCAATTGAAATAAACCAATCATACAAATTTTTCCAAGACTGCAATTCTTCATCTATTATGAAAGAAATGTCCAATGGTTCGTATGTCAGTTTTGTACCAGGAGAATACAAGTCTAGAAATGGTGTAACTCTGTCCACTTCACCTAAAGAAATACTTGGTATATTAACTGATTGACAAAAATATTGTGTCGTAGCAATTCTACTGAACGTCAACAAGAACTTTGTTGGTTGCAATAGATTTGTATTTTCTGGATTTCTATTCAGTGCGCTCATTTAAATCTCCTTGTAGGTATTTAGGAGCCATAAAAAAAGGGACCAATTTCTTGGTCCCTTTAAAGTGTCACTCTTAACGGTGACTTACCGATTACATCAGGTTCTTAACTTGGAAGATTCTGTAGTAAACGTTGCTACGTGCGTTCAGAGCACCGTTGCCAGTTGTCAGACCTGTTGCGAATGGG